ATTTCTTCCCGCTTTACTGCGCGCACCTTGGCGGCTTCGGCTGCGGCGGCCGATTCAGCGATGCCCTTAATCGGCTCGGGTTCGGGGCCTTGCGTTTTTGGCCCTCGAGCAATTTGACGCGCAAGATCGTAATAACGCGGGTCATCGTTTGCCTCGTACAAATCCAGCAAAAACGCTTGCCTGGGCGAGACTTCGACGCCGATTGTTTCGCCACCAGGGCCTGCGCCACGGAGATTTCTCTTCTTCAGATCCGCGCCTGGTGTCGGGTACAGCACGCCGGCGGCCTCATCAAAAATATATGCGTCCGTCGCCTTAACGTTCTTCTGATCAATCTCCTGCGCCTGTTTCAGCAGTTCTCTCGGCGGCATGGTGCCGCGGTTCATCTCAATAAACTGCCGTCCGGTCATCCGGTCTTGCCTGGGCGGCATGACCTGGATGCCCATCTGAGACAGCGGGCCGGGTTTGGGCAGGTACTCGCCCACGCCGCTTGCTCGATCGGGCAGGCCGCCGGTGGGTTCGCTCGGTGGTGCGCTGGGTTGTCCGCTTGGTTGGCCGCCGAGGTAGCGCGCCAGTTGTGCGTCGGCTTGTTTCTGACGTTCAATATCCAGGCCAGCCGCCGCAGCTTCCATTTGGGCGCGAGCGATCTTTTCTTCCAGATCGGCGCTTTCCTGCTGGCCTCTTGCGTAACCCTCTGCCGCTGGGGCAAGGCTCTCAAAGAAACTGCCGGTTTTCGTGGGCGTGAGAAATGCCTTCGCCACGTTCAGCAAAGCGGGGTCAAAAAACTGCTGCTTACGGGCCTCAAGTGAGTTTGATAGACGCTCGAGTGCCTGTTCATAAGCGGCCCGTTTTTCGACTATACCCGGATCATCGCCGCCCATGTAAACCTGGGTTTTTTCTTTAGGTGGCATCTTCGCGTCCTATCAACCGTGGTTGTTTGGGTTATTCATAAAGCCAGTCTGTCAGCTCAGTTTGGGTTCCAGCCGGCTGGCTTGGGTCAAACAAGCCCGGCAAAATGCGCCGCGCCGCCTTTTCGATAAGCTCAAACCCCTTGCTCTGGGCCGTGCCTTTATCACCCGTCGTGCCACCTTGCGTTGCCCCGAGCAGGGCCAAAATACCGGAGATGTTATTGAGCGGTGATAATTGGTACTGGCTTTGCTGTCCAGGCCCGACCTTTTGCTCTGACGTCGTGAGGGGCACTTGATAACCGCCCAGCAACTTTGCTGCCTCTGAGGCGGTTCGGAGCGGGGCATCTAGCAGACTTTGTTCATACGCCTGCCGTTCTGCGCCGGCCTTGGTCAGCGCGCCTGCGCCGGTCAGGCCATATTCTTGTGCCCTGCCGGCCAATGAGCCCTGCGTTTCGGCTGCCTGACGTTGCAGGGCGGCCTCATCCATTGCGGCCTTTAGGGCTTCAGCGTAGCCACTACGCAGCGCGCCGGCTTGCTGGCCGGTGAGGTTGGCCTGAATGTCTGCCATGGTCTGACCGAGGGCGCCTGCGTAACGCTGGCCGCCGATTCCGCCTGTACCCACAAACCCGGCCTTGAGAGACGGCATGATGTTGCGCTGCACGTTCTGCTGGGTAAGTCTCGACATCTCATCCACTACGGACTGCGTGTAGGGATTCATGAATGACGAGATGCGCTCCGGGGTGATCCCTTGCGCTACACCAGCTGCGGTTTGTTGTGCGGCTGACAGGCCGGGCTGGTACGCCATCGCAGCCCCAGGCACCGCGGCATACCCCTGGGTTTGCATCGGGTCATATCCGGCCACCGATTGTTGCGGTGTCCTTGCCATGGCCTGCTGCCCGGCCTGGGACAAACCTGTGAGGTATTGGGTGTAATACTCCGGTGCCTTGGGCGTCGTGGTGACGGTGCTTGTAATGTCTGGGAGCGGAGCCCCTTGGGTCAAAGCCATTGTTATCTCCTAGATTTCCGAGAGCCCTTCAGGTACTCCAAAGGGGACTTCGCTGGTGGCGGAAGGTCTTTCGGATGGTTCGACCGCGCACGCGCTCTGATTTCATGCATCATGTCATAAAGTCTATCCGACCCTGCCTTGGTTGATCCGTTACCAAGCGCCGACACCACGTCCGCGGGGAACACAAATTCCCCGTCAGCCAACATCGCAGGGATGTCGTCCGACTGGCCGTCGCCCTTGCCTGATACGGCAGCGCCGTGTCTGAAATCCACTCTCATTTTGCCCGAATGGGGCACCATATTTAAGCCGCCTTCAGCATAGTACCGGGGGCCGGTTTTGCCGCCTGCGGCCATCAGTGGGGTCGCGAGGCCACCACTGGCAAACATCTGTTGGCCGAGGATGTCGTCGATCTCACTGGTTTGGCCGTAATTGAAATAACTTGGCATGGCTTGCTCCGGCTGCGGTTCTGGTTGTTCAATTGTGCGATCGGTGTAGCTTCCGGTGCCGACCTGCTTTAAAAACTGTTGCAGTGGGCCCTGAAACTCGTCGGTTCTGGCTTTGGTTTGCAGCGTCAGCGGGGCCTTTTTGCTGGGTGCTTCAGGCATGCCTGCCGGCACCGCCATAAAGCCCTGCATCAGATCCATGAGCCTGCTTTGCTGCGCGGCTTGTTGGGTTGCTGCCTGTTGAGCCGCTAGAGCCGACCCGAGCCCGGAGATCTGCGACCCCAGGCCCGACGTTACGCCCGACAACTCTTTTTGCAGGCCGGTTTGCACGCCTGCGATTGTCTGGCCGAGTTGTGACTGGCCGCTGCCGAGCTCTGCGAGCGCTTGATTGGTGGCGGTTTGGAACGACACGCCTTGCGCCACCAGATCATCCACACGCTTGGCAAAGTCTTGTTGCACTGTGGAGATTTGCTGTTGCGTCTGCGTGGCAGCCTCTTTTTGCGCGCGGGCAAGATCGGCCTGAGATTGCTGCAATCCCGACACCGATACCCCGAGCCCTTGTAGCTGGCTTTGAGTTGCAAGTTGCCCAGCGGCGGCGGTCGTGCCTACCTTGTCAATCGCGGCTTGCAGGGCGGCATCTGCCGAGGCGCCTTTGGCTTGAGCGTTCTCAAACTCGGACTGAAATTGACCCTTTAATTGGTCAAAATTTTGACCAGTTTGTTTAGCAAAATCCGCGAGTTTTTGATCAGTAGCCGATAATTTTTCAGTCAATGTGCCGACGCCGGCCCCGAGTTGGCCGATCTGTTCTGCTGTGGCTTGTTGATTGGCGGCGGCTTGCTGGCCGACCTTATCAATCCCCGCCTGCAAAGCCTCGTCTGCCGATTTGCCTGCGGCCTGTGCTGCATCAAACTCCGATTTGAACTGTGACTTCACGGCGTCAAAATTTTGACCCGTTTGCACTGCAAAGTCGGCTAGCTTTTGATCGGTAGCGGTGAGCTTTGCGGTGATGTCTGCTTGCCCTTTTGCGGCCTGACCGGCTGCCGCCTCGATGGCCCCTTTGAGCGCGGCATCGGCTGATGCTCCAGCGGCCTGTGCTTCCTTGAAAGACCTTGAAATGTCTTCAAACTTTTGCCCAGTTGCAGCCGCAGCAGCTTCAAGCTTTTTCTCAATCTCTGCTTGACCGCCTGCGGCGTCAGCGGCGGCTTTATTGATGGCTTCTTTTAAGGCTTCGTCCGCGCTCGCGCCTTTGGCTTGAGCATCTTTAAATTCCTTCTTCAGATCTTCAATGTTTTGGCCGGTGGCTTTGGCAACGTCTTCTAGTTTTTTGTCGGTTGCCGCCTGCTTTTCAGCCGCTTTTTTTTCAGCCTCTTCAATGGCTTTTTTTAACCCCTCGTCTTTGACCACCTCTTGAGCTTGAGATTCTGGCTTTTTGACCTCCTCAGCCTTTTTCTCTGGCCCCGCTGGCTTGCCTTCGACCGGCAGGTCATACATCCAGTCTTTCATTCCCCCAGGCTCAGGGGCGGCTGGGGGAGGGGCGACAGGCACTTCACTAGGCGCCTGGATAACGGCGGGCTTGACCTCTGGAATTGAGATCGGTGTCGGGGTCGGGGCCGGGGTTGGAGTTGGAGCTTGCACGACCTCAGGGGGCGGCAGATCCACCGTTAAAGGCTTGACGGGGGCCTCGGTTGCCACGGTGATCGGAACAAAGCCCGTTTCCCCGCCTCCGCCGCCTTCTTGCCCACCAATGAGTGAGTATCCAGGGCCGGGCACTGGGTTCTGCACCGTACCGAACGACGCGATGGATTCAAGTTCTCCGCGCGGTTCTTCTTTGTAGGCGCGAACAGTTTCATCCCCGCTGATCGTCAGACGATCCGCCGATGGCGTGTAATCGGCGATTCTTTTGCTCACCAAGTCCTGCAATTGCTGATCGTTGACTTCAATGCCTTGTTCTTTTGCAAAGGCAGACAAGTCACTGACCTGCTGATTCACAAACGATTTAAATTCTTCGCTTGATACGCCCTCGCCTAGAGCCTTGGTGGCGACTTCTTTTTGAGCGGCGTTGTCCCAGCCCTCTGTTTTGGCGGCTACGTCGGCGTATTGCGTGCTGCCGATCGCGTTGTTGAGCGCATCCAGCCGTTCTTTGGCGGTCTGGTAAGCCGTGGTGCCTGGGTCGAAGTAATTGACTTGGTTCTCGTAGGCATCGCGTGCCGCCGCGAGAGACTGGTATTCCGCCTCGGTTTTGTCGCTGGCGATATTGAGCCCACCGGCATCGATGATGGACTCTAAAAACGTCGGCGCTTCGGCAATCATCCCTGACTCGATTGCCATACGGTCAGCCTCTTGTTGCTGGGCCGCTTGCAGCACGTTGGTGGTCAATGATTCAGGCTCAATACCTTGTTGCAGGGCCGATTCGGCAAGGTCGTTTTTAAACTCTTTCGCCAGTGCGCTTGCGCCGGTTTTCATCACGGCGTTGAGTGCTGCATCAAACGGGTCGCCACCGGATACTGCGGCGCTTGCTGCGCTTTTTGCCGCTGCGGTGAAAACCTTTTGGATTGCCGGGTCCATTGGCGGAAGGTCGGAGAGCGCGATACCCGCACCGGCTGATGCAGCGCCCGCCAGTGCGCCAGTCAGCGGATCCCCGCCTGAGATGGCTGTTGTGGCGGCACCCTTTGCGGCGTTGCTAATTACTTCAACCGGCACGCCGGTGAAACTGGACATATCCCTGAGCAGCCCGCCCAGGCTGGTGGTGGCCGACGTTGCTCCGCCTAAAACACCTGCGTCAATTGCGGCTTCTGTTGCGGTGCTCAGTGCCGAGCTTGCAAGACTGTCGATGCCCTGTGCGATACCTTGACCGATGGCCGCTGTGGCAGCGCCGGCCAAAATGCCCTTGAGTACGTTGCCCTCATTGACGATTGCCGTTGCTGCGCCCGAGATTGCACCGGCATAAACCGGCGGCACCCCGGCCAGCAGCAACCCGAGCGATAAGCCAGGGCCGAAATCGTTTATCAGGTCCCCAAAAAACCCTTTTGAGGTGGGGTTGTACACTGCCGCTTGTTGCAGGTTCCAGTCCGGCTTTGAGGGGTCAATATTGCGCAGCATGTCAAACGACATCGGCAACCCGATTGATTCCCTCAGCCCGAGCGGTACGTAGTTTGAGTCGAGCGTGCCGGCGCTGATCTTGCCGTAACGTGATACGTCCTCGGCCCCAGCGAGCCCTGCGGCCAGTTCAAACTTTTCCTGGTCGGTCAGGCGACGGTCGTTCAGTTCAAAATCCAGCGGCGGCTCATAAATCGGAATTGGTTTGCTGTCGCTGAAAGCCTGATAGGTCGTTTTGGCAGGTGCGCCGGGCTGGTAGCTGTAAAACCCGCCCTCTCCGGTTTCGTTCCAGACCTCTTTAAGATCCGTTCCGTACTGGCTAGAGGCGGTGTTGTCGTAGATGTAGCCCAGCGGCTTGCCGTAGTTTCTATTGATCCAGTCGCCTTGATAATGCCTGTAGTTATAGGCGTCGGGCTCTGAGAGGTTTTTCAGCAACTCGGGCGACTTGGTGGCGGCGTACTCGGTCTGCATCTGCTTGAGCATTGCCGCGCGCTCGGCGTCGGTCGTGCGGCCGGTGTCCCAGCCCACCCCGAACCGCTGCACGTGCTGTTGCCAGATCCGGTTCAGGATGCCTTCCCACACCGGGTCGTCCGTCTGGCCTGGGTAGAGCGTCGTGGGCAGTGCGTCTGTTGCCATATTCAATCCGCAAAAGTAATGTTGGACAGGCTTGATTTATACATTGATTGTCCCAGCCAACGCCGCTGCCCAATCAAACCAGTTCTCAAATTGCGCCGGGATCGGCACCGCTTCGTTGCCAAACAGCCCGATTGCAAGCAGCCCGTCACCCCAGGCTTTCCAGTCCGTCTGCGCGTTTGGTATTTCAAGTTGTTGCTCGGCGTACAACTCCACCATCAGGCACGCCCACGACTCAAACGTGTGGTATCGCGGGTCATATACTTCCGCCTGGGCCATCAGTACCCTCTGACGTCGCCGATGTCTGCGCTCAGCAGCAGCCGGCCAAGCTGATAATCACCGCCTGCCGTGTCCGACACAAACTTCAGCCGCAACTCTCGGCGCTGCTCTTTCATGTCAATTTTGTTGGTGGTTGAGTCAAACACATACGGTGCCGATTCGAAATCGTCTGATTGAGCATAAGGGCGGCCGGTTACGTACAGGCTCATCTCGCCTTCAAGCACAAAGTCAGGCTCCACCCGTTCGAGTCTTAGCCATCGGTTTGCACCTTCCATGCCTGTCTGCGAGGGGCCGCCTGTGACTAAACCGAGTTCGCTTGTTTCAAAATAGCTTTCAATCGCGATGACGTTTTGCCCTTCGATCTCGTCAGTGCCGATTTCATGCTGTAGCACCCGGATCCGATCGGGGGGTGTGGAAAACACGAGCTCTTCGGTGTCTGTGCCGGTTGCCGCCGCAGACATCTCAATCACCTGAGCGTAAATCGCTGTGACCGGCACCGAGAACCCTGCGCCCCCGCCGCCACCCAGGTTTGCGTCACTTGCGCTCAAGACATCTCCGACTACATATCCAGCGCCCACTGACACGATCGTGACTGCCGTGACTGCGCCGCCTGCGACGGTGATGTCTGCGGTGGCGGTCATGCCCGTGCCGCCCGTCAGAGGTACGTCGGTGTAGGACCCGTTTGAGTACAGCGAGCCGCCCGTGATCGCGCCCAGGGTTTTGATGCCGCTGGATGTAATCGCGAGGACCGTGGTGTCATCCGGGATGTCGGTGCCTGTAATCACCAGCCCCACGCTTATTAGCGGGTCATAGGTGTCCGAGTACAAAAACTCACGACCCGACACCACGCCATAAGTCCCGGCGGTAACGGCTGTGACCTCAATCACGGCCCAGTCTGCGCGCACCGGGTAATGGAACACCTGCGAGAAATACCCCGCGCTGCGGCGTGCCCCTGGTGCGCTGCCTGCGTCATACCACGTGTTTTCGCGGACGTTGTAGATGATGGCGTCGTCGCATTCCGTGCTGTTGCCGCGCGGGTAATGCCACCAGATCTCACCAAACCTGGGCACCTTGGTGACCCACACCTTTTGCCGCTGGTTGTAGTTCAGGTTGTCAAAGAAATAGTTCTGGTTCATGTTGTTGGGGATCTCTTTGACCGTCCCGTTATACAACAGGAACCGATCCACCCCGCACCAGTAATAAATGCCGTCATACTCAATGACGCACTGGCTGGACATGATTGAGCTTTGACTGCTGATGATGTCATACCGCCAGTATTGAGCCGGGGTGCCTGTGCCGCCGATAAACGACACCCTGATCAAGCTATCAAGGCTCCAAAACAACCCTGAAGGTGCGTTTGAGCCCCCGCGCACTGGCAACCCTGCAACAATCTTGCCGGCTGCTACGTTGGTTTCGTTTGCGTCTGCGCTGACCCAATCCTGAGCGTTACCGGCGGAGCAGTTTTTGATGAGCCCGTTGTTGCCGAACACAAACACATACGGGTGCAGCACCACCACACCACCTGATACGCTGACGTTGTTGTTGAATGTGGCTGTTGCCGCGCCGGTGCCGCTCGCGTTTTGCGACAGCACGATATTCATCCCTGTCACCGATGCAATCGTGGTGCCTGCGGCCAGATTGGCGCCGGTTACTGACTGACCTGCGGCGATCAATGGGTTTGCTACTGCGATCGTGGCCGCCGTTGATGCTGCGGTCGTGGTGAGCGTATCGGTGAAAACCCCGATCTGGCTCATTGATGTGCCGTTTATGTCTCCGATCAGCACCGGGGTGTTGGTGTCGTTGTCGATCGCGGCGAGGTTCTGCCCTGGGTGGGCGACCAGCGTGTTGAGTCCGGCACCCGCGACGTCATAAAAGCCATCAAACTGCCACAGGTTCAGGGCCGATGCCGTAAACCCTGACAACGTGAAATCACTGATCCCGGCACCGACGCCGTTCTGGTCAATCTGCAAGCGTTGCAGGCCGTCGCTGTATCCCGAAAAGATTGATGTCAGATCGTTTTTTGAGGACACCCAGATGCCGCGTGACGGGCCTTTCATCTCGTTTGAGATGACGCGATAGCCGCCGATCTTGCGCGGCCTGCCTCGCTGGAATCTGACCCATTTCCCGTCATTGTAAAAGTTCTTGTCCAGCACTGTGCCGTCGCGCTGGATACCCGGTAACGTATCAAGGGAAAATACTTTCTGGGTCATGTAAACACCCCACCCGCCACCCCGCCGCTAAATGTGCCGGTGCCGGTAATGGTGAGCCCGGTTGCCGTCAGCCCGAAACGCTTGGTGCCTGAGACTGAGATGCCAAACTCCCCCGATCCGGGCCTGTAAATGCCGGTTGAGACTTCTGACGAAAAATTCAACGCCGGCGCGCCCGCCGAACCGTTCACCATTGATAACGACAGCGCCCCTGCGGCGATCGTGTTTGCATTAAACAGATTCACCGAGTCACACAGCAACGTCACCTGCTGGCTGGCCGGGATCACTGCCGTGGCCGCGCCGGATACGTTAGTGGTCAGCGTAATCGTGTAGCCTGCGCCTGTGCCGTCAGTCTGGTTGGTGACGTAATAGACCTGAATCGTCTGCGGCAAGATCACCGTCACGTTGCCCGAGAGCGTGCCGGTAAATTTGAGGATCGTGTTTGACGCCTCTGATGCCGTCAGGGTGTAGGTCCCTGATGACACCGCCTTGGTGAGCTGCGAGAAATTGAACTGCGTGCTCTTGCCCAGGCCGACCGTGTAAAACGCCGTCCCTGAGCACACCACTACGCACGAGTCTCCCGGCTGCAAGGAGATCGATGCTCCGCCGTTGATGAGGTTGCCGCCTGATGTTGCGATCGCCAGGGTGCCCGTTCCGCCGTTCCTGACCAACATAAACCAGTCATTGCCAAGTGTGGCGGCTGCGGTGAGGGTGAGCGTGCCGGCTCCGCTTGTCCACACGTACGCACTGGCACGATCCGCGGCCAGCGCGGTGTAATCCGACGAAAACGTCGTGACGCTGTGTGCCGAGTTCAGCGTGGCGCTGATTGCCTTGAGTCCGTACCCTGCGAGCGTTGCTGCATCAGCCGATGATGTCCCGACACCGAACGCGATATTTCCCCAGGTGCCGGCTTCGGTGGCGTTGGTTTTGACGTAGATGTATTTCGCCTCACCCGCGGCGATGGTGATGATTGTCCCGGCGCCGTAATCTTTGACGGTGAAGGTCTGCGCGCCGACGTTTCGGATAAGGGCGTCTTGCCCGACCGAGGTTTGATTTGCCGGCGGCATGGTAAGCGACAGCCCGCCACTTGATGCGGTGACGTCCATGATTCGCGCCGCCACGTCGCCCGTGTCGTTGCCGTTCAGAGGCCACTCAAGCGTTGTGTTGGCGGCAATCGTAAAACTGCGATACGACACATCGGTCGGCTGGATTACGTTGCCTGAAAACGGCGATACAAAGCTAGTCATAACGACCTCAAACGAGTGTTAGGCATCTCTGACGACAGCCTGCCGATCGCCAGTTCGCGTCAAATCTTCTGTCTTCAGCATCTCTACCGCTGATTGATATTGCGCCGACCACATCTGTATGCGTTCATCGTTTTTGAGGAACGGCATCGCCTGCAAAAGCGTTCCGTACAGCATGGCCTGCGGGGCATACTGCGTGAACCAGTTGCTCTGATTGGTTGAATCAAGCGGCTGCAAGCGCTCGTAGTACAGCACCTCAAACGTATAATCGTCGTCCGGGGTGGGCGCCACCAGCCAGTGCGTGTAGTCGTAGTCGCAATAAAACGCGGGTACGTCGGTCTGCGTGGGGTCGGGCCAATACTCGCGCAGGTACTCATACTTGCGCAGCAGCACAGGCCGTCGTTTGCCCGCGACGGTGATGTTCATGGACACCGTTTTGCGCCAGCGCGCGGGCTTGTCAATTACATTCACGCCTTGCGTCATGGCGCTTGAGGCAACGGCGATATTGCCAAGGAACTTGATGTCGGCCGCAAGCACCTGCTCAGCCAACATGATAAATTGCGGAATCTTGTCGAGAGTGGCCTGATCCGTGCGTTCCAGATAAGTTTCCACGTCGTTGACGAGACTATCGTAGGTCATTACTGCGGCGACGGTCATGAAGGCCCCTCGTTGTTACACGCCTAATTTTAGGACGTTTTCATGTCATGTGACGCGCTTCCATTCGGGCTTATTTACCCCGCGGCTGAAGTGTGGCGCGTCGTAAAGTTTGACGCCGTTACCACCCCAGCTATTGAGCGGGTGCAGGCCCTCCCAATACGCCCCCAGCGGGGCCAGGATGCTTTTGTCTGACACCAGTTTTCCATCCAGGAAAATGTTCAGATCAATCGCCAACCGCTTGAGATGGAGCGAGTCCATCGTCTTGGTGCGCCCGGTCTTCATGTAGATTTCCTGCTGCTCCGGGGTGCGATAAAGCTCGCCCGCCGTCACTACAAAGCCCAGTTCTGTGGCCCGCTGAATCAGGTGAGTGACATCCAGCAAGAACGCCGCCTGTTGCGCCACCATGCTCATTTGTCGCTCCTGATCTGGGCCAGTTTTTCCACACACCTTGATCCAAAGTACGCTCCGAACACGATGATGCCCCACTGCCCCAGCAAGGACACATACGCCTCATTCGCGTTGTACCCGAAAGCCGACATCATCGAAAACAAAAAGTAACCCGCGAAAATTGCAATCAAACTCAACGGTCGGATGTTCTTTGACAACCAGGAGTCTGATGACATGTCCGTTTGCCAGCGGGTGCTGACGTTGTTGTCCTCGTTCTTGATGAGATCAGAGGCAATCTTGAGTTCTTCCAAGCCGAGTTTTTTCTCTTCCAGGCGGATCTTGAGCAACTCCTCTTCGTGCTCAAGTTCGTACTGCTTCAGCTTGGTGAGGTCCTGCGTGCTCAATGGCTCGCGAAGATCCACGCCGGTTTTATCCAGCACCCAGTCTTTGCCCTTGGCGACTGCGGCGTTCGCCAACAACCCAAGCCCCTGAGACAACAACCCCGCGACAAACGGTGGAATCATGCTTTGTCCTGTTTGTGATCCAGCTTTTCAAATATCTGCTTGAGGATGGATTTAATCTCAGCGATGTCCGCTCGGTAGTCGTCTTTGGCAACATACTCGCGCGGGATCTCTGCTAGGGTGTCCTCAAGTTTTTGCAGCTTTCTGGTCAGGCTGTTGAACACAAACACCCCCAGGAAACCAGCAAAGCTCACCACCGCATTGAACAATTGCTGGTTATCCATCACAGAGACTCAGACGTTATGCATCTTTCAGGCATCGCTTGATTCCTCGATTTCGGGCTCCGGCAGTTGGCCTTTGGCCTCTTCGTGGATGCTGTTGATCAGGTTCGCCACATCCACAAAAGGACGTGTTCCCAGATACCCCAAAACCGCATTGATCAATTCAACTGACAGAGACAACTTTTGCATGTGAGACTCCATAATGAGTGTGCTTAATCTTTGTTTTTACCAAGCGCGATTGTGTCATCGCCTTTGGTGACCGTAACGTTACCATCTGTAACATCGACCCGCATCGGCTCTTTCTGGTCCAGCCGGTCAATCAGGTTTTGGATCACCTGAAACTCCGGCTTTTCCTGCTTGGCTGCGGTCCCCTTCCTGAGCACGTATCGAACTATGTGCATAGCGCCGGAAGCAGAAATCCTAAGGATGTTACAGGAAGTCCACGAGATGCGTCTGGCCGCATAGGCCGGAATCTAAGTGTTTAGTCTATGGTTGACCCGCTTTAGGGAATGCTGTAAAGTGACACCTAATCAGATTACAGAAATGGGGGAAGAAGATGGGCGATAAAGAGCAGTTCGGGGCGTTCATCCGGCGCAAGCGGGAGGAGAAGGAACTCGGTCTGCGGGAGATGGCGAAGAAAATCGGGATCAGCCCGACCTACCTGTCCAAATGCGAGCGAGACGAGTTTCCGCCACCCGCCGAGGACAGGGTGCGGGCAATCGCAAAGGAACTCGGTTGCGATGTTGACGACCTGCTGGCAAGGGCGGGTCGGGTGTCCAGCGACATTTCGGACATCATCAAGCGTCACCCAGTGCAACTGGCCGCGCTGCTGAGGACCACGAAGGGCATGTCGGCCGATGACATCAATCGGCTGGCCAGTGAGGCGGAAAAGGTAAAGAAAAGGTAACGGCCCAGGCTGCCCGTAATGCCGGTGAGTATGCCGATCAGCGCCATCGCGGCTGTGGATACCAACCCCACAACCGGCGTCAGCGCCTCAGCCGGCAAAATAGTTGCTGCAAACACGCCAACACACACCAAAAACACAATAAGCAAGATCCCATACTTGCCGATGAATTTGCTGGCGACCTCTTTAGCAGACGCCTGCGCCTCAATCAGCTTGATCTGGTCCTCGACCTTTGGTGTGTCGTCCACGTTAAAGCCAGGGCGGCGGGAGCGCCGCATCAACAGGGTTTTTCTGAAGGTCAATTTGACTCGCCAATCCGGCTGTCATCGAATCAATCTGCTCCTGCCCCAGCGCCTCAACCACCCAGCCCTGTACCTGCTGCGGAGTCAGTTGATCGTAAGGCGTAAAGTCACCAGTCGGCGCCGGGACTGCAACGCTGCCGTACACGCTAGCGTTGTAGTCCCCATCGGATGCGGCATAGACCCAATTAACCATAAACACTACATTCGTCAGGCCATCTTCCATCAACTTGACGTCCAGTACCGGAAAACTCCACGAATAAACGATTGTCATATTGTGCTCCTTAGCTTGTGACTGCCTTGATTACTGCGAAGTTGAATACCGGCTGCTCTGTCGTCGTGCCGCCAGTCGTCGCAAAAGTGATTCTAAAACTACCCGCCGCCACCGCAGTCACGTGAATCATGTACAGATCGGTGCCGGACTTTTGACAGACCTTTACCACGTCCGTTGCAGCAACCTTGTTGTTGGTCACCGTGAACGATTGCCATGTAGCCGTACCGGCTGCGCTGACCAGCGTGATAGCGCCGTTGGTCTTGTCCAAGGTCACGCCGGTTGTGCGCGAGGTTGTCTGTGTTACCGCGCCGCCTGAGCCTGTGCCGTAGCCTAGACCGCCCGTGCTGGTCACCAAAACGTCGCCGGTCGAAGTGATCGATAACCGCTCGGTGTTATCGGTGCCTATGGCTACCACGCCTGGATAGTTATTCCATAACCGTACAGCAGAGCTGTAAAACCCTACATAGCCATAAGCAGCGGCGTTTGATGGGTTGCGCATGTAGATAATCGCGCCGGGGGACCCCACCGTCCCAACCATGTCAATCGCGTATCCCCAACCTAGCGTGTTGGTTGGCGATGAGGTTCCAATCCCAAGGTTTCCAGCGGTGCTAATCGTTGCCTTGACCGAGTTATTGGTAATGAAGTTCAGATTGTGGTTGGTGTAGGACCCAATGTGAGGCACGTTGCTAAGCAACTGAAGCCGCAGATACCCAGTGCCATCGGTCACATCAACATACGCGTTGGCAGGACCCGTGAATCGCGCAACAGCTGTGGATGCGGTGGAAACATCTAGCCGATATGATGGGGATGCAGTACCAATGCCGACGTTGCCCGCAAAATATCCGTTACCGTATACGTTCATCTGTACGCCGGTAGCCGCACCGTTGCCGTCTCTAAAATTAACGGTTCCAAGGTCAAGATACGTCGTGCTCCCGGCGCCCCCTAAGTTTCGAATAGCGCGAGTATCATTGAGATAGTACGAAACGCCGCCAGTGCCGGACGATCTAATTGGGCCGTCAACATCTAGTTTGTATGTAGGCGATGCAGTACCAATGCCGACGTTGCCCGACGAGTCAATCCGCATGCGCTCTGATGCGCCGGTTAGCCAAGCCCAATAATTGCTTCCGCCATCGTAGAATTGTCGAATGTTGGCTTGCCCGTCAGACAGGACGATGTAGTTACTAGCGGTACGAATATCCAACCCGCCCGAGTTGCCAGTGTAGGACCCAAGGATGACGTTGTGACTTCCTGTGGTAATCGCGCTGCCGGACAAATATCCAAGAAATGTACTCTGGCCGCCTGTGGTGACCGCGTAGCCCGCCTGATAACCGAGCGCTGTGTTGCTATAGCCGCTTGTGCTTGAGTAGAGCGACTCTCTACCGATTGCGACGCTTAAAGTTCCGGTAGACGTTCCAGACGCGCCGCGTAATGCGTTAAGCCCCAACGAGTCATTGCTTCCGCCTGTTTGATAGAATTGCGACTGGTAGCCAAGCGCAACACTAGATCCACCAGTGCTGTTTGAATAGAGCGCCTGACGACCCACCGCAACCTGATTACCGCCACTTGTATTGCTGTACAACGCAAGTGCGCCAAGCGCGGTGTTGTTGCCGCCGCCGAGGTTCGAATACATGGCCTGAGAACCGACCGCCACATTGACTGCACCAGTTGTGTTGGTCAGCAGAGCTGCTTGTCCAATTGCGGTATTTGACGCCCCGGTTGTATTCAGCGCAGCTTGATATCCGACCGCTGTATTGTTTGCTGCCGTGCTGACAGCGGCAAGGGCACTCGCCCCGACCGCAGTATTCAAAGAGCCCGTCGTGTTTGCCGCCAACGCACTTGCGCCAACTGCGGTGTTAGATGCCACCGCACCAGCACCACGGCCTACCGTGATCCCATAAACGGTCAAATCAGTGCCGCTATAAAGCAGGTTTGCGCTGTCTTGCAGCAAGCCAGAGGCGCCTGCATACGTTACCCGGCCCGACGTCAAAGACGACAATTGCAACGATGCCCCTGCCACCGTGCCCGTGAGCGTGGGGCTTGCCGCACGCACTACGTTGCCCGTACCCGTGCTCGACACCCACTCCGGTGCAGTCGCACCAGCATTGACTTGCAACACCTGGGCGGCAGTGCCGAGGCTGAGGAACGTCGTTGTGCTTGCGCCGGATTGATACGGCACTGAACCTGCCGAACCGCCTGAGAGGTTGGTGGCGGTGGTGCCGCCGCTTGATGCGTCAGCAATCACAAAAACGTTGCCACTGTTGTCTTTGGCGTAGAGCTTTTTGTCGGTGATGTTGATTGCCAACTCGCCATTGACCAGATTGCCGGCCGTGGGGGCCGCCGAGGCGGTTGTGCTGTAATACAACGAGATTGGGGTGTAACCCGTTTGTGCCATATCAATGCCCTCAGAATGTTCCGCCAGCGACGCCGCCGGAGAAGTTGGCTGTCCCTGAAACATCAAGTTTATACGCCGGCGACGACGTTCCAATACCGACGTTGCCCGACGAATCAATTCGCGCGCGCTCTGATGCCCCGGTTAACCACACCCAAGCATTGCTTGCACCAAGATAATATTGTCGAATATTGGCCTGTCCATCAGACAGCACGATGTTATTGCTAGCGGTACGAATATCAAGGCCGCCGGAGTTGCCGGTATACGCCCCGATCACTACGTTGTAGTTGCCCGTTGTGATTGCGTTGCCAGCGGTGTACCCGAGTAGAGTGTTCACACCGCCTGTTGTGACTGCATACCCAGCTTGGTAGCCAAGCGCCGTATTGCTCGAACCGCTTGTGCTTGAATAAAGTGATTCTCTGCCAATCGCAACGCTTTGCGTGCCGGTAGATAACCCTGACGCCCCGCGCAGTGCGTTCAACCCTAGAGCGTCGTTGCCCCCGCCAGTTTGAAAATACTGAGAGTGATAACCGACCGCAGTGCTTGATGCGTTTGTTGTATTTGAATAAAGCGCTTGTCGTCCGATTGCAACTTGGTTGGTTCCGCTCGTATTGCTGTATAGCGCGAGCCCACCAACAGCAGTGTTATTCCCGCCGCCAAGGTTGGAAAACATCGCCTGCGAACCAATTGCCACGTTTACCGCACCGATCGTGCTTATCGCAGCTTGGTATCCAATAGCCGTATTGTTGTTTTGGTTGGTGCTGGCGGACAGCGCACTCGCCCCGACTGCGGTATTAAACGTACCTATCGTGTTTGACGCTAAAGCATTTGCGCCAACTGCCGTGTTGGATGCAACTGCCCCCGAACCACGACCGACCGACACGCCATTCACCCCAAGGATTGCGCCATCAAACGTCAGCACGCTGCCCGTGGTTACGACTTTAGACCCGTTCAGATAAGCCACACCATTGGCCGTGCCCCCCGTCAACGTCAGGCTGCTGCTGATTTGCGCGGTGCCGGCAACATCTAATGTTGCCCCAGGCGATGCGGTCCCTATGCCTACGTTACCGCTGGAATCTATACGAATCCCACGAGCCGAAGTGCTCCACTGACCAATGACCAGTGCGCCGGTATCAAATGACGTTCCGCCATAAATGATGGCGTGATCATTGAGCTGAACCAGTGGGTTGAAACTGCCTGCCGTGCAACGATTAAGAAAACGGTATGAGTACGTATCTGATGTGTCGCTCAGCCGCAAAATTGGGCTTGAAGACGCGCCCGCGCCTTGTGCAATATGCACTTTTGCGGTTGTAGATGGGGCAGACAGGCCAATTGCCACCTGCGCCGAGTTCAATATCCGCATGACCTCCGTGCCGCCATTAGTTCCAACTTGGAAAATAATGTCCGATCCGGTCGTGCCTGCCGCAGTCGTTGGGCGAAGTTGTAGTGCCGCTGTAGTCGTTGTCCCGCCACAGATAATTGCTATTCTGGGCGCCGTAATCGTTGGGCTCGTCGCCCGCACTACGCTCCCTGTTCCAGTATTCAACGTCCAGACTGGTGCGCTGCCGTCTGACGTCAGCACATAGTTTGCCGCGCCGATTGCTAGGGTGGTTGTGGTGCTGGCGCCGGATTGATAGAGCAGCGATCCGGCCGTCCCTCCTGCTATGTTGGTGGCTGTGCCTACGGTGACTGAGCTCGGGTCTGTCCATTGCGGGGCTGTGCCGCTGGATGTCAGCAAATACGTGCTCGCCCCGATCGCGAGTTTGGACAGGGTTGTTGATCCTGACGCATAAAGCGTGTCACCCGCGGTGTAAGAGGTGAATCCCGTCCCACCCAGGGACACCGCCACCGGAGAGGTGAGGCTGAACTGCGATCCGGTCAGCGTGAGCCCGGTGCCCGCGGAGTAAGTCCCTGCTCCCGAAAACTGCACGAACACCACCGGGTCAGTGCCAACCGTTGTGACTGGATTGGTCTGCACCCAGCCCGTATTTGCGTAAAGCGTACCGTTCGACACAAACGTAAAGTCGCCGCTGGCAATCTCGGTTGCGGTGTCAAAGTCTGTTGCCCGCGTGAGTACGGTGCCGCCTGTGGCCCAGGTATAGATGCCGTTGTTGGCCTGGGTGGCTTCGTTCTTGACGAGCACGCGGTCGCCGTTTTGCAGGCTGTACCCGTCCAACGTGGTGAGTGCCACCCCGAGCGTGAGCGTAGCGCCGATCCCGGCAGTGCCGTTGTTGTACGTGACGCTGCCGCCGGTGATCGATGCCAAGGTTCCGGTGGTCGCTGCCGCGCAGGATGCGTGGACATGCAGCCCTTCTGCCACGGCATCCACATATTGCTTGGTTGCCAGTTGCAGCGCGCTCACCGGGTCTTGAGTCACCGCCACGGATGTGAGCCCGCCCAGCGTGAGCGACGATGCTCCCAGGCTGATGGATGTGGTGCCGATCGTGATGGATGAGTTCGCCAGATAGGCGTTTGCGATCGGCGTTGCGTTCCAAGTGCCGGATGTGATCGTGCCGGTGGTTGTGAGGCTTGCACTACCTGCGAGCGGCGAGGCCCCTACGGTGTTGTAAGACACCGTTTTTGCGGCCGATCCGTTGAAGGTCGTGCCTGATGCGTCACCCGCGCCGCCGTTGTTGAACGTGACCGCGTTGGTGGTGTTTGCAGTGATCGTCCCCGAGGCGCCGAGGGCTACCGTCGTGCCGTTAAAGGTCACGCTTGAGTTGGTAAGCGACGCGTTGCCAATGTTGGACAGCGTGTTGCTTGAGCCGCTGATGGTTTTGTTGGTCAGGATCTCGCTGCCGGCAAGGGTGGCAAGCGTGCCGGTTGTTGGCAGTGTCACCGTGGTGGCGCCGGTCGCGGTGAGTGCGATCGCAAACGCGCCTACCGTTGAGAACGCATCTGCCGTTGAGATCGCGCCACCGAGTGTGATGGTGTAGGCGTTATTGACCCCGGTGCCGCCGCTGGCCGCGTTCAGGATGCCGCCGAGCGTGATGTTGCCCACACTTGCCACTGCCGGCGTAAGCCCTGTGCTGCCTGCGCTGAACGATGTAACCGCGCCGGTGAGCGCGAATTGTTTCCATGACCCTGACGCGTATCCGTCAAAGGTCTGTGTGTCTGTGTTGAATCTGAGTTGCCCGTCTGCGCCCGCGGGTTGCTGCGCCGTCGTCCCTGACGGAACGATCATCGCCGCTGTGCCGGGGATCGTGGGATTGGCTGACAGGCTCAGCGTCGGGTTACCACTGCCGTTCCCGTTGGCGACGTTGATCTGATTGGCGGTGCCAAGGATTTGCACGCCCGCAATCGTTGAGCCGCCCACCACTGACAGCATGCCGGTGCCGCCGATATTGGCGATTGACGCGGCCAGTCCGGTGAGTTGCACTGTTGGGTTGCCCGCAACCCCGTCACCGTTGGAAACGCTGATTCCGGCCCCAGACGCCACGATCTGCCGGGAGGCCACAGTAGCACTGCCAGTCTTGACGATCATGCCATTGGAGGCCAATTCCAGGCTTCCAGAGGCACCGTTGAGCGATAGTTGCAGGGTGGATAACGCTCCACCGTCCGTAATACCGATGCCGGTCGCTCCCGACAGCGCGCGGCTGTTGGGGAGCGAGGGTTCCTGATTGACGGTGATGAATGTCTGCTGCTGGTTGGGCGACGATGAGATCGCGCCCGTGGTGGTGCGCAAGGTCTGCCCGTTTTGCACGATTGCAACCAGCTCGGTGCCGGTTATTGGGCCTGCGGCAGGGAGTTGGGTAATCGTTACGTTTGGCATGTTATGGCTGCTGGTTTAGTCCATCGAGATTGCCGTCATTTTCTACTACTTCGGTGTTTTGTTCAGGGGAAAGTACCCACCCGCCATACACCCCGGTTGCATCAATGTTGCTCGGATCCACCGCTACACTCACATCCGGCCGCGGGAATCGTATGGTAATCTTTTCTGTCTTTCGCGCCGGCAGTCTGTATGGGTCAAACTGATCCGCACACCCTTGGTTGCACACCTGCAAGCCTGGGAAGTTTGGGTCGCTGCGCATCTCTGCGTGCGGGCGCTTCATCTTGCAACGATCACATATCGCAATCGCGATGTCGGCGTAGCCGCGAGTATCAAGGAAGCGGGGCATCGCTCACCTCGTGTATGGCGAAATGTTCGGTGCGAAATAAATCGGCGATTTGTCGCGTTCTTCCTGTTCGGCAAGAATCAGATGCTTGCTTGCCTGATCTTCAAGGTATTGCACACGATCCAGCGGCACAGCGGGCAACTCGAGCGACATTTGATGCGCCAGCAGGCTTTGGATCGCCAGATACCACCGCTGCGGTATCTCAATCTCGCCTGCGAGATCGCCCACGTCCATAATCTGACGCGAATACCAGACCACCATCTGCACAAACGTGTCTGACGGGACCGGCCACAGCGTAATTTGCGCCTGCGGGATCGTTCTGTTGAGCCAATACTGAAACGGCTGGTTTGCAGTGAAGTTTTTGTTTGGCAGGCTGGTGTAATCGTCCCGATTGAGCCTTGCCATGGGGATTTCGGTGCTGTTGTTGCCGAAATACAGCTCGCGCACGTTCAGGGTGTTGCCGCCCGTCTCACGCATACGGTAATACTGAACTGTTTGGCCGGGCTCAATGTCGTACCACAGCCATTGATTGTCCACCCAAGCGGTTACTCCGGGGTTTTCGAGCGTTTCCCACGTAATACCATCGCTGGAATACTCAAAAACAACGTCAAAATCGCCACTAACCCCAGGCAAAACACCAATTGAGCCCACATAAACAGGATTATCGGTGCCGTAATCCACAGAAATGCTGCCGTTTGGGGCCGATTGCGTGCATTTCGTGTTGATATTGCCATCAAACGCATTGTCTGCGATCCCCGACGAGGCTGAATATCCGTTTGTGATGTTGGGCGTGGGCCGATTCATGCGCCGGTAGAGCGCATTGAGCACGTCATTGCCGCCGATCGGCAGGTCATAGATGTATTGGTTCGCCTTCAGGCCGTAAACCTTCTTTCCGATGGCCCAGTACTGGATGCCAATGTTGATCAGGTTCGACAGCACGTAATAAAGCGACTCGCGTGCAGACTTGACCTGCTCGCTGGTGAGCTCCTCAGCGAGTTTGCCGGCGCGTCTTGCGCCGTGGTCAATCAACGTCTGCACGTTGATGACGGTTGTTCCGACTGTTCCTGAGTAAGCCATCGTTTTTTACCAGCACTTCCAGCGTTTCATGGAGGCCCGCGCGCGACTGCCGGGCTCGCTCTTTTCTGCAATCGGCCTCATTCTTGCGCAAAACGAATCTTTCCTGGGGCCGCCCTCGGGCTGCGGGGCTTTCAGATTGCTGCCTGTCTCGCGGTTGTACTTTTCGCGGCCCTTGGCGGTGAGTCCGGCGCCTTGGCTCACGGGTAATTTCTCACCGCGGCCAACGCTTAAGGACACGCCGCCCTTTGCCATTTTGGCCGTCTTGGCCGACTCTTTAAATGCCTGAGCCGTTGGCGCGCCAGGGGATCCGGGCTTGCGCATCTTCTCACCCGAACCCTGAGCGATCCGCTCGCGCTTGGCGTGGATGTTGGCATACAGCCCGCCCTCGGCCATCGGCAGGTGTCCATAGGCTTTTTTGCCTACGTTGCTGGCCGTATATTCCCGAGCTTGTTCCGACGTCATGCCGACCCGTTTAGCGACTTTTGGGTCGTGCTCAATGGCCTTCATCAGACGAAACTGCGCTTTGGATTTAGCTGGCATCAAGACACCTGTTGCATGGTCAGGATAATTGACGGGATCGCCGGATACGCAGGCGACAGACTTGCCGGCAGATGCTCCAACGTGACCGCAACATCGGTCGGCACCCAAATCAACTGCACGTAGTCATTGGCGTTCAAATCCAAAAACAGATTCCACGCCGCCACCGAATAGCCGTAAATGTTGGCGGTTTTGCGGGCCGGCACTGTGATCTGGGTCGCCGAGTTGGGCAGATCCACACCATTCACACGAAACCAGATCGTTGCGTCATGCTGCTCGTTGGCCGTGTTCTTGAACTGCGCGCTGAACTGCAAATTATAAATGCCGTCGTTGGGCACTTTAAACTTGCTGCCATCTTCCAGCAGGATGCCGTCGCTGATGTCCGTGGTATTAAATGTCGCGGCCGTTCCCGCTGCGATGTTGCCGGTTTGGTCGGTACTGTCACTCCATGCACCGTATGCGTTGGCAAACGCCCGTATGGCGCTCAGCGCGGCTTTTACGTTGGCGCCCGACTGCACCAGAGGGATGACTTCGGTGCCGTCCAGCGTACTGGCCGCGGGCATGGCGGAAATCTTTTGGTCTGCCATCAGGAGGACTCCAGAATAATTTTCGAATCGTCTTCTTGCAGCACGTATCCGGGCGCGGTTTCGTCAGCCACGTAAAACGTTGCCACTGGCGTCTCGCCGTACAAATCAACCACGCCATCGTCGCCTACATCCTCACCAATGCCGCCACCCACAGGATTGGCGGCGCTGGTGTTTGCAGCAAACCCGTCCGTGGTGTTTGCTTGATTGGCGACGTCGCTGTATCCGACGTAGGGCATTAGATGCCTGCCTGCACGAGCTTGAGCGTTGCCGTGCCCGTTCCGCTATTTACGAGCAGCTTGATTCCGGTGACCGGGAAAGCATAGTTGCCATCCTGGTTGGTAGTTTCGCCCGAGATTGTCGGATGCGAAAACCACGTGGTAAAGCCTACCGCCGGGTCGTCAAACGTGTGCTGTACGGTGTAATCCACCGTGCCCGTCACCACGACGCCAAACCCCACATTGAACGGGCTGATGTTGGTGTTCATCACCAACGCGGAGCTGGACCCTGTGCCCGTCTTGGAAACGGTTTGAAGTTTCATGCTTACCCTCATTCAAAAACGGGGGCCGCAGCCCCCGCTTTGTTTTACTTCTTGACGCTGCCACCACGCTTTTTAGCCGGCGGCGTGACTGTTTTACTGACTTCCTTCTCGGTCGTCGTCACACCACCCAAGCCTTTCACTTTGTCAGCCACACTCTTGACCCAATTGATCGGGTTCATTGCTTCGCGCATGGCTCGGTTTTCCTGAGCCTCGCGCTTGTAATGCGCCTCGTACCCCTTGGTTTCACGGTCTGACTTTCCACCCTCTGCCATGCAGACCTCCCCACCTTTCTTGAACGTGCCAGAAAGTTGAGAGATCCTCACGGGTTTGGATGGTGACTTGCGCGGCATCGCCACGGGACGGCCTGTATCAACAAGACCCCCCGTGGCGTAGGCTTTTTTTGCGCAGCCGCCTTTCTTGTAGCCTGCCTGCGCCTTCGCCACGCCGCCGGTCGCGTAACCTCCGTCATTGCCAAGTTTCACGCTGCCGGTTTTGGCGGGGCTTTTATCAGCCTTGCCGGTAACCATGCGCGTCTCGCCTGACACTGACTTGATCACACCACCCTTGGCGTACCCGCCTTGAGCATTGGCAACGCCGCCCGTTTTCAGCCCTTTATGGGCCTTGGAGGCGGGTTTGTTTTCATGTGACTTCAGTTCGCCCTTGAGCTTGCTGAACTCTTTCATTTCGGCCGCATGTTCGGCCTTGGACTCGCCACCTTCTTTCATCATGCGCGCTGCCGCGCCGACTGGCGCCGCCGGGCCTGGAGCGCCCGGCATTGCACGCATGGCACGACGACGCGCCATCATTGAAGGCTTGGCAGGAGCAGCAGCAGGCATCATCCCGCCACGCGCCGGCATAGCGGGCGCTGACAGACCACCAACCTGCATCTTTTTCTCCACCTTGCCGCCCTTTTTGAGCTTGAGCTCAACGGTCGGCTCCGTGGTGTACATCTTTACCATCGGCTTAAATTGACCCATGATCAACGCTCCTTGGCGACAAAGACGTAATCAACAGTCATGGTCTTGGCGACAGCCTCACCATTTTGGAGAGAAAGGGTTACCGTCAGGTCTTCGTCATCCGGCAGGTTGGTGACAGCCATAGAGCCGCCCAACACACCATTGACGAAATACTGCACAGCATCGCTGCCGTTGTAGTAATACCCCAGCCTGATGAACGTGTCTGAAACCATCGTCGCTACGCTCGAGGCGGTGGTGGCGGTGTTGTTCTTCTCAACCCGCAGATCGACCGTTGCTGCGCCGTCTGCCTTGATGAAAAACACACCGTCCGTCACATCAAGAGGCGTGGTGTCGGTGATCTGAAGACCGACCACAATATCCGACTGCGTTGCGTCGCTGACCTTGAGGCGAGCTTCAAAAAACAGCTTTTTGCCAGCCACAAACGTGAAGGATTCACCCTTCTTTTGCAGCGACACCAAATCATTGTCTGCTGCGGTATTGGTGATCAGCAACAATCCACCATCGCCGTCTGTCAAAGCCTGCGTCGCGCCTGCGTCCGTCTCGGTTACAGTCCAGTCTCCGGCCGTGTAATAGTCGAAGTCTTCCATGTAACTGTGGAACAGCGTCGGTGCCGGCATTCCCAGATCAGCATACGGAGAATCTTCGCCCACGTTGGTCACCCCGTTGGGGAACCGCGTCACGAGAAGATTTGCCATCTATTTCTCCTTTTATTGAAGGGGGCTTGCGCCCCCTCCTCAATCATCAAACGCCGGGAGTGCCGTACATCGCGCGCGGGTCGGTGAAGCCGACGTCATAACGCTCGGTTGCCTTGTAGCGCATGGTGTCGGTTTCAAAGTCGCCTTCCATGGTCTTTTCCAGACCACGACGCATCATCAGCTTCATGCCTTCAGGTGCGTCAGTCTGTACCCACCACGCGGTCGCGGAGGTCAGACGGGAAATGACAGCGGCACCCTCGTCCAGCAAGCCGATCGACTTGATGGGGTTGATGTCGTTGTTGGCGTTGCCGGCACGCAGCACCGACTTCAGCAGCACTTCGGCCTGGAAGACGTTGCCAGGGGCCACAACCAATTGGCGGGGCACCAGACGAATCTTTTTGCCGTTGTTGTCCACTGCCTGACGGATCTGGATGAGCATTTGCTCAAGCGAGGTCTGCGACAGGTTGGCGGGCGTGGTCAGCAGGTTGCTGAACGTGCCGTTCACGATGGGGTGAGACGCGCTGTTCAGTTGCACGCCGTCGCCGCCAGGGTAGGAGGCGTTGAACGCGCGGTTCAGCACGTTGGCGCACAGGGTTTCCTTGGTTTCAATCAAGGACTGAGCCAGATGGCGGGCGTACACTTGGCCGATACGGATGTGGTCGCCGTCTTCGGTCAGCACTTTGGTCAGCGCAAAGGCCAGACCATACACGCGGTACACATAGCGCTTCAGGAACAGCACGCCGCCTTGTTGGTACGTGACCGGAGTGCCGTCAGGCAACTCAGGAGCAGCACCAAAGCCGTACAGCACGGGCTCTTCATGGTAGTTGCGCGGGATGCCGTCCTGCTCGCGGAACACACGGCTCCACTCGTCAGCGCGCTGGTCATAAACACCGTCGAAGCACTCATTCAGAATGGGTTCGACAATTGAACGAAAATCAGTACTGCGCATCGGGGCTGCCATTTATCAACCCTCCTTAGATGGCGTTAACGGACGCATTGAACTGCGACTCGTTGATGGTTACACGCACGACGGTATAAGCGTCGCCCCAAGCATTGTCCGGGTACGGGGCAATGTCACGAATGAGCATCTGAGCACTGTTGCCCGCGCCCACCAGGGTGGTGGACAGGGTGCACTGGCTCAGGCCCGTGGTCGTGGAGCCTGCGGTCGTATTGGACAAGTCGGCCATGTCGCCGATGGCGGTTTGCGCCAGCGAGCCAGCGGCCTGGATTTCATAAACGATATTGGGGTCGTTGTAGAAATAAGCCACGCACGAGCCGGTCTGGTAAGCCGTGTTGGCAGGCCAGTAGGGCGACACACGGCGGCGGCCGGTGGTGTCAGTCCACTCAACGCCAGCAAAGGCACCTTGGAAGGCATCACCCGCAGCGGCTACAACCAGATTGCCGTTGGAGTCGAGTTTGACGGGCTGACCTTTCAGAATGTCGGTGTTGTAAGCCGACGCGATACCGCCAGCAAGCGCTTGAGCGCGATCCAGACCAGAAGGATGGAACGCGGGGCGCAAGCCGAACGGAGCATTGGTAGAACTCATATTTCACTCCTTGGTTATCACCCGTTAAAAAACGGGGGTGGGAACATTTCGGTTTAGGTCGCCGAACCCCTCGCCTTCAACACGGCCGAGCGAACGGCCAGAGCTATCACGCGCACCTTGGAGGTTTTCAAGTTGAACCCGAATCTTGTCGGCTTCTTCCATCGGTGCCTCATGGTGCATTTGCAACATGATGTCCTGGTAAATCTCCTCAGGGATCTTGCACAGGATCATTTCGTTGCAAGCGATAACACCTTCAAATGCGCCAGCCTTGACTCGATAGTTTTCAAAACCGGGAAACTCCTCAGCCTTGACCGGCACATAACCGAGCCGGATTCTCTTGTCGATGCTGTCGTAACTGTTGGTTGTTGAAAGCCAGCAAAGATGCCATCCCTCAAGGGAAGGCACTTTCGGCAGTGCGCTTTGTGTCCATTCATCGCTCCACATCTTGCGACGCTCTTGCGCTGAGATGAACTTATCCTCAACTGGGGCACGGCTTAGGTCTTGTGAAGACCGTGGATCACGGCCGCCGGCGTTAAGTGATTTTTTAAGACGAGAATCCATGTTTTAGCCCCTGTTCCTGCGGTCATATTCCGCGTATGCCTTGATCATTCGGTTGCGTTCAGCAGGGTTATCCCACTTGCCCGCATCTTTTATTGCCCGAACACGTTCGGGACTTAACACAAAAGAATTGCCGTTTTGCCGGCCAACCGATGATTCACGGCTGGAACCCGTTACAACTGATCGGGGTTTTCGACGTGGTGCCTCATCTTGAAATTCATTGTAGCGATGGGGCAGACGCTTTTGCAAGCGGCGATCCAATTCATCCCAATATTCTTCGGTTGATGGGTTCCACCCTTCCGCGACCAGTCGTGAATCAATGACTTTGGCGATCTGGCTGTCTTCATCGCTACCGTTGGGGTCGTACCAATCGTTGTCTTCCATCCACTCGTTTGCGAACCGCTTGAGCTGCGGGTCGATGGGGCTCACTTCCGGGTTACGTACTGATTGGTCTTTCACGCCGCGCATGGCTTCGACTTTGCGGCGGCTGTCGTACCACATCTCCTGCGCCTTCATGAACGCAGTGCCGTCGCTGTTGTCGGTGGCCTCACGCATTTTCTGCTGCGCGTATTGCAGACGCAGTTCCTCGTCCTCAATCGCCTTGTCCAGCCGCGCGAGGTCAGAGCTGTGCGTCTTGCGCTCCACCACTGCCAGCCGTTCCATCAACTCCTGGTTCTGGCGTTGGAGCAACGTTAGGCGCTGGTCTTTCTCTTCATTGGTGCGCTTGATGTACTCTTTTTTGGCGCGGCGCCTGTTACGGCGTGCCGCCCGGATCTCCTCGCGATCGTCGTCTTCTGAGTCCTCGGAGGCTTCCTGTTTCTGAACCGGCTCGTTGGGTTCAGATGTTTCCACTTCAGGCAGATCAACCGTTGCAGATCCGTCCTGTTGCTCTACGACATCCAGGTCTTTTTCTTCACTCATACAAAGGCCCTCATTGACAACGGATCGCCTGTAATCGTGGCAATCACTTCATGGTCATTGATGATCATGAACAGCGCGGGCTCGTCTTTATCGCCCTCCACTGGCACCTCCCAGCGATCTCCGCCCCATTTAGGGACGCGGAGGAAGTCCCCAGGTTTGCACCATGATCCTTCGGGCCATTCCTGCATGGTGTCGCGATGCCGAAAAGCCAAGGGGCCGACTTCAATAACCTTGGCCACCATGTTGTTCCACTTCTCGGCTTCGCGAGTTTCTTCGGGAAGGATAATCCCCGAGCTGGTCGTTGTTTTTTTGGTTCTGCGCAACTGAACCAGAATGCGGCCACCAAGGGGTTTTGCGCCGGGGTCCACGCTCGGAAATGCCCAAGCCATCTCGGCTTCGTTAGAAGCCTCCGGTCTATCTGTCGTCATCTTCTTCTTTCATTAAGTTGTCGAGGATCTGCAAAGCCTCTGCAAGCCCTGCATGCATCCCGACCATGCGGTTATAAGACTCCCAGTTGGCTGCATTGCCAGCAGCCAGGGACACAGCTATCTCAAGCTGTCGAGTCTTGATCCCGCCGATTAAGTCACCGATTGAAGACACTTACTTTTTCTTCACCTGCGACAACCCACCCGCGGGGGCTTTCTGTTGCGACTTTTCTTGAAGGCTGGCGCCGTCGAGCTTGGCACCCATTGCGATGCGCTTGTGATAATTCACATCCACACCCTTTTGCTGCTGGTCGTTTGTTGCCATATCAACCTCCGATTTTGAGAGTTAAGTCAGCGACGGTCTTGTCCTGTTCATGTTGCAACTTGGCCGCATCCCGCGTTAAACGGGCCGTCTCGATGCGCTCCTTGAGCTCCTGATCGCCTGTTGCGATGGCGAGCCGAAGCTGAAGTTCTTCCATCTGTACCTGCATGTCGTTCTGGAGCTTTTGCATTTCCATCTGCATCTTCGCGGACAACTCCTCGCCCTTGATCTGCATTTCTGCCTGATCGCGCTGGGCGCGGCGTTGCGTTTCTGCCATGCTGGTCTGCATGAGCACCTGCGCCTCTGGCGGCAAGGCGGGTTGTCCTTTGCTCTGCTGCAAGGTCTGCATGATCTTTTGAATCGCAGGCATCACCTTTTGGAAGGTGGTGTCGGTATCCAGCATCACATGCTGAGACGCGGCGCCAAAGATCTGGTCAATCATCTTCGGGTCGTTGAGCAATTCGTAATCCGGCAATTTCTCGCCGACCGCCTTTTGTGCGTAACCGTGCATGCGGTTGAGATACCACAGCACCAAGTGCTGCTTGATGTGCTCCATCGCTTTCTCAAGGAACACCGGCGCGATGATCGGGTTGCCACCAAAGTACGGATTCATCGCGTAATCTAGGTGCGCCTGGATGTGCCCCAGGTGATCCTGCTCTGGGTACGCAAACGCTGCCTGCCCGATGCTCATGGCGACGTTTTCGTTGGCAGCATCCAACTTTGAGGGTGGCGGTACGTCGACCATCAACTCATTGATGCCCGGCACCTTGATCTGCTTCAAAAACCGCATCACGACTGCGCGGCGATTAAAGAGGTCAGGAAACTTCTCTACCAGCCCGAGCACCGCCTGGGTCTGGGCCATGCGCTGCGTTTCAGAGAAGATGTGCGGATCCGACACCGGGATTACGTCAGTCACGCGAGCGAAGTCCTCGCGCTTGACATCAAGATCCTCCACCACTTCACCGCGGCGCATATCGTCCAGATACCAGCGGTTGATACGCGACAAGATCCGCAGCACACGCTTTTGAGACTCATGCAGGCGCGCGTGAATCGACGAGAATACCGCTGCGCCTTGTTCAATCAGAGCTTGCGTCGTGCCTACCGGCGTTTGCGCTGAAACGTCAGCAATCTTTTCTTCCGCGGTCGTCACGACGCCCTTGGCGGCGTTGGTCAGCCAGCCGAGCAACTCCATCAGCACCGGGCTCGGTGGGTTGAAAGGCATCGGCATTGCCAGTTTGCGCACGTCATCCACCCCAGGTGCGCCCTCGATCTCAGCCACCTGGGTGACCTCAACAACCTGAGACTGCCCCGAGATCTTGGCGCCCTTGAGCTTGAGCAAGGTTGCAGCGTTGTTGATATGCGCCGAGTCCAGCAACGCCCGCAGCGCACCCGTGAGCGCAGCCGACAGCCCTCCGATCAGGTGCGGCAGGCCTACGGCATACGCCCCACGCCAGGGGATGAACTTAAACTCAACGATCCAGTCGAGTTTGGTCATGGTGTCGTCGCCCTCTTCCCAGTTACGGTAAAGGCCGACCACCTCGCTCTCGATGTCGTCGATCATCAGCACATAAGGCGCCAATTCACCCTTGCTATAGGGGTCGTCTTCGATCTCAAGCCATGTATAGATATGATAAACGCGACGGATGCCGTCTTCGTTGTCGTTGGGCGACTTGCCCTCGATACGATCGGTGGCTTTCTGTGATGCAGTGGGGTCCGGCTCAAGCGAGGCGCGGATAAACGCCGTATCCCGATACAACCCCGCGTTGATGCGCTGGCGATACTCGTACTCGGAAATGTCGTCCATCTCCGTCACGCGCTGCGCGGTGTAAAAGTTTGCACTTGAGAACGGCAGCAGCACGTTATCAATCGGCAAAAACTGCGCACAGGGCCGCTTTTGGCGCTCGTCGTACCAGAGCTTGAGGAATTGCGAACCACCCAGAGGAAGTTGGGTGAGCATCTGCTCCTGCTCGTCCCGGAACTCTTCGATCTGCTCCGAGAGCTGCCAGTTCATGTAATCGCGCTTGCGCTCGGCGATCGCGGTTTTTTCTTCCGTCACGTCACCCAGGATCTTGGTTTTCGTTGGGCCATCAGGCGGGAACATCTCCTTGATCGCCCGAGCTGCAAAATCCACGCACGCCTCAGCCATCACCGGGTGCACAACCTTTGAGGCTCCCTGAAACTGCGCGCCACCAGGGGCGTCGTTACCCAGTCCGGTACGCCGGATGCCCTCTTCGTACTGCTTATCGCGCTGCTTGCGGGCTTCCTTGTCCTTTTCGACGTACTCGATGTACCGCAGGGCTAGCCCACTCAAAAAGTACGAATCGACACGCCCCTCATCCGCGAGGTTATCGTAGAAATCGCTGTCATCCAGCGGGCCTTTGGTGTCCAGTTGCACCACCACGGACCCGTCAGGCAACTCCTCAAGCTCGGCCTCATCCAGCACGATCGGCTCTTCTTGTGGCTGTTCGTCAGTTTGGCCCTCAACAAATCGCCCAAACTCCGGGTCAACAGGAAACTCATTTGCCATCTTTAGCGCCTTTCTTCTTCGGCTTTTCTTCAATCTGCGACAGGCCCAGCGCGCCTAACGCACCAAGCCCACCCACATAGGGCAGGATTCTCGGGTCAGCGTAGCCTAACAGGTCGTTTTCGTTCATGCGGGCGGGGTCGAATGCGGCAAAGCGGGAACGGACTTGCGATGGATTAAACAGCGCCATCGTGGAGTAATCGCCACCAAGACTTTCCCGTAGCTTCATTGCATCAAATCCCTTTTTGGTCAAATAATTGACCATTTCAGGGTTTTCATACATCAAATAACTGCCTGTTTTGTAGGCTTCAATTTCTCGCGGGTCTGAAATGCCCTTCTGTGCGAAATAATCGGCCAACTCATCAAAGTTTTGCTCAGGATGAAAGGTGCGCTGACTGCGCGCCATCATCGGATAAACCGCATTGTGAATTGCGTGCGTTGGCAGACCAATTTCTCTCGCGTGTTTCTGTTTTGCTGCGGCGGACATTTCATCGTAGGCTCGCTTAAACTCATCGCCGTTGAGTTTATCTAGCGTTTCAAAATCAAACGACGATCGCCGTAGGTTCTTCGCCTGCGACTCAATAGCTTCCATCTCCTTCTCTTCACCCAACCGCGATTGCAATTTCCCTTTTCCGACCCATTGATTTGCAAATTCGGGCGAATCCGTAACAAACGATAAATTGTCGTCATACCCTGGCTTGAACCCGCCTTGAATATCTTGTTTGGATGCGTGATAGAAGTCCTCCATCCCCATCGCACGCGCTCTATCCATCGCCGTGTTTTCTTCCGGCAGGCCAAGCATTTCCATCGCGTTACGACGGGCAATATCGCCACGAATCGCACCCGTTCCAGTTTCCCGCGGCAAACCCTTGGCTTCGTTCTGCGCGCGGATCTCAGCAAGTTTTGCCTCAAGGTCAGCCTTGGGGGCGCTACGAAACTCCGGCGCATTCATCCCCAAGCGGGCGTAATCAACTTCGGCAGGCTTGCCGCCCCACTCTCCAGGTGCCCAGGGCTTTGCGCCCGTAGGCTTCTCGTTCACCTCAAGGATGCGGGGCAGGTCTTCCGAGAACAGCACAAAGTTTCGCGTGCCTTCGCCAGTACCGCGGGATCCTTGATCTAGGTACTTGATGCCGGGGATGGCGTATTCTCGCAACGTGTTGCTGATTGCTGCAGCCTTTTCCGGGCTTCTTCCCGATCCCATTTCCTGCAGCAATTCGCCGCCAGTGCCTTGAGGATCAAACCCAATTCTTTCCATCAAATCTTTGAATTTAAACTCGCCCCCATGAGGCCCGACATTTTCAAATAAATGCTTTTGCTCCTTCAGCGGCTTATCCCAATCCAGCATGCGCGCGACGGCTTCGTCGGGGATGTCGACTTTGTAGAGGGAGCC